CTCTAGGCCAACCGAAGAGCTGGAACGCGACGTGACCTTATATAAGGTTGAGTTGTCTGATGAGAAAAGCATCGGTAATGTCGTGCTTACTGTGTCGGTGAAATTGATGGTCCAAGTCACATTGCTGCTGTAGGCACTCGTCACAGACGCAATGTTGATAGCCCCAGAACTTATTGTATTTGTTCCCGCTGACTGATCCCTAGCAACGTGAACCTTAGCTGCAAATGTAGCTACGCCCGTAAGGGTGCTAGGCAATGCATAGGCCGGTGCAGCACCTGTCCCCTGCGACAGCAACACTTGCCCAGCTGTTACCGCTGGCAACCGAACCCAGTTGCTACCGTTCCAATAAAGCAGGTCTCCAGTTGATCCACCGGAGTTGCCAATGCTAGCCACTGGCAGTGTCCCAGTGACTTGGCTGGATAAATCAATGTTGCCGGTTACTTCAGATGCGGCGACATCTCCCCAAATAAGACCGGTAGCAGTGCTGCTGTCAGCTTTGAGGACTTTGTTGTTGGCACCCACTGTAAAGGCTGAGAGCGCTGTAGCTGTGTGTGTAAGCAGCTCTCCTTTGTTGGACAGCTCACTGGCAGCAGAACCAGCAGGACCGCGAAGCCCTGCGGGTGACACAACTGAATCGGAGGGAATAGTATCTCCAGCCGAGCCGGGGTCACCGGGGTAGTCGAGAAAAGTAACGGTGATGTGGTTAGTGCCCTTACCACTAACTAAGAAGTGACCTGCACCACCAATAAACACCACTTGGCTGTCTGCCGTTGATGTAGGAGCGATCCAACCAGTCTGATCAACAACCAAGTTGATCGCCCCCGATGAAGGGATTGTGCTGCTTTGCGTTGTGACAGAGTAACCGTTGTTACCGTCAGTCCCGTTAGTGCCGTTTGCGCCAGCAGCCCCAGTCTCACCCTGTGGTCCCGGCGTGTTGACTGTTGTGTTGTCGCAGCTGGTCTCGCAGCAATCGGTGTTTTGGTTAAGGTTGATAGCCATCGTTTGACAATATGAAAATCTTGTGTGGGATAGTTCCCGTTAGGGTTAGATACTTAGTTTCTAGCCCCGACTGTCAGACGGTTTGATCAAGCACAAATACAACCTAGCGTTTGACCTGCAACTAAACGAAATCGAGCTGGAGCTATACGCATTCCGAATTAACCACAAACCGGAACGCGGTGGCCTTGGGGCATTCAAGCATTTCAAGAACGCAGCAAATATGCTGTGGCCTAAATTGATTTGGAACCCGTGGCTAGAAAAGCAAATCGAATCGTTGTGTGAGAATCAGTGGGTCTGTTGGAGTGGATGCGGAGCTAGCGGCAAGACATACGCAGCTAGTCTGTATTCGATGGTCTACTTTCTTTCAGCACCACTGCTGACCAGTGTCATCCTCACATCCACCACAGCTAAGATGATTCGCAAGCGTGGTTGGCCAGTGATCCAAGACCTCTACCGAACCTGCAAAGGTGGCTACCCAGCGCATATGGTAGACAGCAAAACCACCGTCCACGCGATTAGGGGTGATGACAAACACGCCATCTTTGCTATCCCTGTTCTCGATGGTGCAACCTCAAAGGCAGTCGCCAACATCCAAGGTATCCGCTCTCCACGAACGATGGTTATCGTTGACGAGGCCACAGACACACCGGA